ATCTTATGGAACTGGTTACCGATACCATTTGCGGTAGATGTAATAATCACCTTTGTATCTTTACCTGCTGAAACAACAGGATAGGTTGATGTATAGAACTCTGCAGCTCTTTCTACGAAAGCAAACTCATCGAGGTATAGAAGATTAACTGACATACCACGAATAGAGCTACCAGAGGTCGCAGCCGCGATGATGCGGCTGTTATTACTGAATTCCAAAGATCCTTTATTGAGTGCCTTTGAACCAGGTTGTAGAAAGAAAGGGATGTTCTCGAGCATGAGCGTGATGCGAGAGAGCATTTCCCGTGCAGTTGCCCCTTTGTTCGCAAGTATTGCAATCGTCTTTTCCGAATGGAAGAGTGCGTACCAAAGGAGATATGCGCAGGCTGATATTGACTTACCTGATTGACGACAAGCGAGAACGACATTAAATCGATTTTCCTCAAAATGGTTAAACATTTGCTTTTGATAAGGATAAAGCTTAAACGAAACTAAACCTTGATCAAGAGCAATCACTTTGACATAGTTTTCAGCGAAATGTACGGGATCATTCATACATCTCTTATATTCTTGTAGAAGTTCTGGTGTCCACTTTTGTAGAACACCGTCACGTTTTACATTAGGATTCCCGAGATAAGACTCGTTCTGGTTCAGCATCTATAACATCATCCTGTTGTAACATCTTTTGAATATCAGCAGTTGAACTAAGAAAATAATTGTTCTGCTGATTTTCAACCTGTTTCACTTCATCTTTTTTGTCCATCTCTTTTTGCTTTTTATTCAAATCCATCAGGCGATCATTTACGTCAGACACGTTTTTGATCATACCTGATAGGACTTCGTAAGCACGAGGGTGCTCACTTTCGCGAGCAACCTCTATCATGTTTTCTAAGGCATCTTTGCCTTTTTCAATAAGTTCATAATAAGTCTCACGAGAATAATCGTAATCATTCTTTACATTATCTTTTTCAGACATTTTAGTGTGCCTTAAATCCTGTAGGCGGTGTGTAGGTTAGATCGTTACCGACTTTGATTGTTACGTCAATTGATCCACTTGAATCAGTTGCATCATTATTGAGGCCTTGTGGGTGGAAACCGATTGACCAGTATTTACCAGTTTTGCTTCCAGCTAACTGTGGTCCTGCTGTTAGAATCGTACATCCAACACCTCCATTGCCTGATGGCTGATTAGCGCTGTCATAGTTTGCAGGATTCATATCGACCATTGTAGCTGAATCTGTAGGCTGTCCCCATTCACCGTTATATCCTACAAATACACGTCCTTCATTAAGAGAATTTACAGTGTTATCGTACGCAACCATAATAATATCACCAGCTTTTGTATCAGAGTCATCGCTACCAGATGTCCACTGATATGTACCGGTTTGAATTAGATTAGCAAGATTTCGATCGTTAAAATCAAAGAACATAGTACGACCGATATTCGTTTCATATCCACTTGAAAGATTCCAGTTTGTGGGAGCAAAGAACATGTTCTGTCCTACTCCACTACCTCTTTGTGTGATACTGTTAACGTGTATCTCAAAGTAGTGTTTACCTTGTTTCAATGGAGCTGATTGAATGGCATAATCAATAGTGCTACTATTTACATTTGCATATGTATCACTATCATAGTCAAAATACATAGTCACTTGGCCATCGCTATCAACATCATGTGTATCTGGCCCGCCAATTTGATATCCAGGTGGAAGTGTTCTACCTACAGGATCAAATGTAATCTGACGAGACAAATTTGGATAGTTTTTGTCCATTAATGCAACAATGTCTTGCGAACCTACATCGATCAAAGAACCGCTAAAAGGATCTAAGTCGATTGTGTTGCCTATCTTGTCGGCGAAGTAAAACGCCATTGAAACTCTTTGTCCATTTACTATAAAATTTGACGTACGTAATGGTGGCATAATAATTCTCCTTAACTTACTGACAGGCTTGTAATTGTGATCAAGTGATCTGAATCAATACCAGTTGTTGTTGTAACGGTATCACCAAGTGTGAGTGTATAATCCAAGGCTGGATTCAACAGTAGTCCGTTCAAATAGACTTGTGTTGTTCCAGAGTCAAATGATAGAACATTCCCATTGTCATCTGAATCGGTAAATACTGTTTGACCCGAATCAGCGCTATAATCAAATCGATTAATCGTGATTGTGGGTGTTCCTTCTCTTGCCTGTACATAAGCACTATCAACTTGTCCTGTGATGATCGTTGCTACCTGCGCGGAATCGGGCAACGATGTAATTCTTCCGTCAAGGTCAGTGAAGTTCCCGTCAAGTTCCGCAAACGTGAGCTCACTGCCTTTCGTGTTTCTCAGTGTAATTGTCATGTCTTTTTCTCCTAATGCGTAACTTGATTATACGCTGTCTCTTGCTAATTCTATAGTTGTGTCAAATCCAAAATCACTATCCGGCAATCCAATCACGGTTGTTGGATTTGGAGTGATTGTAATTGTTTCAAGTTTAATGTCAGAATCTCCTCCGGCACCTGCATTGGTTTCAAACAATCTTGCAATCGATGTTCTAATCACATCGCTTTCTGCAATTGCACCATAGAAGCTTACTTTCATTTCAAAAGATAATGTATAAATGATAGTTCTACGAGACTCCATTGCTCCTTCAAAATCATCACTAAAAGTTAATCCTTGAATAATAATCGGAATATCTTCTTTAAAGTTAGGATATTCAGTAGGAAACGGTTTAATTGTCAGTGTGTACTGAGGATTAAACGTCGGTAATATTTGTTCTACAATTTGTAATGCATCGTCTTGATTCTTTGCATATATGTTTAAGTCAAAATTAATATTATATGGCACCGGCGAATAAAACTTTTGTCTTTGATCGTTAGTAGTTCCTGTCGTCTTAAATGTACTGAGCTTAGTCAGCTGTCTCGTATTATCGTACGCAAATGATGTAATCTCAAATGACATCCGCGGTAACTTAAGAGCAACCTTTGTATCAGTATAAAGGTCAGTATTCTGTCTAATTCTTTCAAGGTACTTCATTCTTGGTGCATAAGCCAATGGAACCTTCAGTTGGTTCAGTACACCACCAGATGAATTCTTACGAACTACATATATGTTATTAAACAGTCTTCCAAATATAGAAACCGACTTCCGGATTTTCTCATGGTAAAAATAGGTTCCAAACATTACTGATTCTCCGGATCACCAAATGGATTATCTTCAGAGAAATCTAAGAAGTCATCTGAGAAATCACTAAACACTTCATTTTGTTCTGTTTGAGAAATCTTATTATCCTCTGATACGCTACTAATTGACAATCCAGTAATTGAACTGTTTGTGCTATTTATTAGAACTCCATCGGCTGCAGCGAATGGAGGTTCAGCAGCAGTTGCAGTAAATGAACGATATTTGCCATCATCTGCTCCAACATGCGCCAGATAGTAACAACGATTCGAATCAAGTGCAGAATCAAGAAGAATTCTCTGAATCTCACCAGAGATTGTAACGCCATTAAGTGTCTGAGTGACAGTATCACCAACTACAAAATCGCTATCAACAGCAGATCCACCTACGAACTGAATTGCTGGCGCAGTCATATAACCGTTACCTGAATCAACAAGAGTAATAGTATCGACTACTCCAAATGAATCGACTGTGCATGTTGCAGTAGCGCTATCGCCTATTGCAATCGGATTACTGCTGTCTCCTCCACCAATAAATCGAATTGTTGGAGTCGTTGTATAATATCTACCTCCATTAACAAGTGTGATACTTGATACACCAACGCCTCTTTGAGTATATCCAAGCTGCATATAATTACTATCAACATAGAGTCCTGTAACGGCAGAGGTAGCAGTAGCTTTCTTAGGCGCGGTAACGCAGACTTTATATTGATATGCTCCATCCTTTTCGATATCCTGAATTGCATCAATGCTTGTATCGAAGTCTTCGCCGGTATACTCAAACAGAGTACAGCGCATCTTATATACCGGTAGGTTCTCAATCTGATAGAATGGCTGTTCATGTTCTACATGCTGAATTTGGAACATCTTATTCGTCAGAGGAATATAGATTAGGTCACCTTCTGTCGGTCTGGATGTATTGATATCATTATCAGGTCTACGAACCTGTGCAGAGAAACGAGTACGAGAAACGACTAATGTAACTTCATCTCTGATTTCAACACCAAAGCGAGTAAAGAGATCACCTTCTCCATCAAAGCCTTCAACATTCTCGATGTACATTTCAATCTTATGAGAAGTTGGAAAGCGAGATGTCGGATCATCGCCGAGCAAGTCATCTTCATTTACAAGATCTCTTGGTAAATAGTAAACATCCTGACCATATATCTTGAGAGCCTCGATAACGAGATTCTCATACATGTCCATTTCGGATCTTACTTTTTCTGAGAAATAGAGATTACGAGCCATAATATTATCCTACAAAGAAATCCGCTGGCATTTCCCATTCAAGTCGTATTCTCTCCCTTAATCTTTCGATTTCCTGTGTTGCATCGTCATATAACTGACGACCATTAAATGTGACACCACCCGGTAGTTGAACGCCTTCAAACTTAATCAGGTTCTGTCCCCATTGTTGTTTAATCAGTGCAGTCGCATATTCTTTCAACCATAGATCGTTATATACAGAAGTATGAGTATCCGGATCAATGAGTGTATAAACCTCTGCTACCAGATATTCGCCTGCTACAATATCTCCGTCCGCAATGTCACCAAAAATATAGAGCCTGTCCTGATGCCGTGACCAACTAACCTGTGGTGTGCCGTTCAATTTCATGTCAAGGATTGAAAGATATTGTTGAAGCTGTTCGTAATATGCCAAATCGCCTGCAAAGTTTTGCATGTCTGCAATATCATTCAGCATCATCTGGTACTTAATGTCGAAGAAGTTATAGGATGTGCCGAATGAAGAAGACGTCGGAAACAGTTTAGTGACTGTCAATACATTTGAAGATATCGGAATATATTCATTTGTGATATCTGTAGCTGTTACTAAGTGCTTTAGATAGGTACGGACAGTGGCATCTGAATGAAACTCTTGCCAATACTGTATCGCCTCGTCAATACGATCTTCAATTTGATCTTCATCAACGTTAATCTCGAGAACAGGGTCTCCAAGACGGCGCTTACAGTAGTCAATCAGAGTCTGTCTACTGTTTGGATTTGCC